TCAGGAGCTATAGTTGATGCTATCCCCGATTACTATGTCCTTTCCATAATCTATCCAAAGTCTTTCTAATTTGTTTTTGTCGATGCTGTCTATATCTATATGTTTTTGCTTTTCAATACCTAACTGATGAAGTTTAAAAATACTGTCTCCACTCACATTATCCATTGGGATTGCATCTCCGCCTGGGCCAAAGTGATAATACTTTGAATGATTCTTTCCAAATTTATCTTTGTAAGAAACATATAGATATTTTTCTATAAAACTAACGAGTGAACGAGATTTTGTTTCTTGTGATGATTTAAATGTTTCGAAAGCTTGCTCTAATTTTCTAGTGTTTTTAATCTTAGTGGTAAACATTTTCCCATTGTTTGGGTCATTAACTTCAGTGAGGCTTTCTGGGTAGTTACGTATTGGAATAACAGCATGAATCAGATGAGGTATTTGCTCAAGTGGTTTGTTATCGCTGATGACTTGAAGTTCCCTTATAGAAAGGAATGCAATAATGTAATTGCTAAGATCATACAGATCTGTTCCTGTGTTTAATATTTCCACGCTATAGGATTCTTCGCCATTTTCGTGTTTAATTGTTCTGAAATTTGCTTTTACATCAGGGAGTTGTTCTTGCTCTTGCAATTGAATTGCATGATGAGCAACTTGTAGTTGAGCTTGGTCAACTTGCAGTTGGGACTCAGCAACTGTAAGTTGAGACTTAGCTATCTCATTTGATTGGTATGAAACATATATAGCCATTATGCCAAGCAGAACGGTTGAAATAATTTCAAAGTAAATTTTATTTTCCTCAAGGAATAGCTTTACCACTTTTCATCTCCGTTTTGTTAATGATGATGCCAATTTGTAGTGAGGTATATGTCAGCATGCATCCTATTTCGATGTTAGGACTGTTGTAAATTGCCGTGCTTAAGGTTTGAATGAATTAAGTTCCCCCTGAAGTGCGACGATGCTAGTTATTTAGGCTTGATGTTGTCCTGCTGGATGTAGATCTGCTGGTTGTGTATGGCTGCAAATGTTTAGACAGCGTATCTAGCTCAGGAGCCATAAGGGAATAATATCTCGAATGGTTCTGCTTGTTTAGAGAAAATCTTGTTTTTGTTGAAAATAGTTTTAAAAAATAGGCGCCTTGCAGCCTATGAAACTTGGCGTGAACGGTGGCGTATAGCTAATTTAGCTATCATCGATAACTTCTGGTGCGTGACAGAAATTCTCAACAGTGGGTACCATTGCCAATGCCGGACCTAGACCACCCGGCTTTGAGTAACCAAAGGACCCAGACCATGACCAAACCACATACCCGAGATCTATCTCAAGAAGTCCATTTTCCCCTGTCGCCACTCTCCGTACTCAAGAGAAACGGAAGGATAGTGGGTGTCAACTTTGAGGAGGAGATTGTCTATTCCGACTCCGAAACTGCTGCATTTGTGCTTGGTATCCCTCATCACACGGTACTCCAAGCCTGTAAGACGTTAGAGGCGTCAGCTGCGTTTTTCAGTGATTTTTGCCCAATTGATGATGTCAGTGGGGGCGATCTCTACGAGTTTACGAGGTGTGGCTTCAATGCGCTTATCGACACCCTTGCGGTACCGATGAGTAGCTTTGCTGTTTGGCATTACCTAAATGAATTTACGCATAGTGCACAGGATTTAGCTGAGTTCATGGAAATAACCCACAAACTCGAGCAGCTAAACAGTGTGATCATGTTTGGGATGTTGGAGATTGGCAGACAATTTGAGCAGCTAAAGGGAGAGCAAGAACACGACCGGCGGAGCCAGAGCTCGTTTGTCTATTTGATGGAGTGTTTATCTACAGGTCTATTCAAGATTGGTAGGACCACGGATCTAGTAAGCAGGCTCAAGCAAATCCAGTCCATGTCCGCTGGGAGACTGCGAATTGTACAGTATGCAAGGGGTGGTTCTGAGCTTGAGAGTCGTCTGCATAGAGAATTCTCAGGTAAGCGGCAGCATGGCGAGTGGTTTTCCTTCGATGACCTTGATTTGCAGCGAATTAAGCTGTCTCTTTCGAAGGAAGATGCGGCATGAGCACCTACCCCAAGTATTTCCTCCGCAGCCCTGAAATCCGGTCCCGTGCATGCCAGTTGGTCGCTGACCTGCCGGTTGACCAGGACAGGCCTCTGATCATCGAAATCAAGGAGATGACCCGGAGCCTGGCCCAGAACGCCTTGTTCTGGGCAGTCATGACCGACATCGCCGAGCAGGTGGTCTGGCACGGCCGCAAGCTCTCCAAGGAGGACTGGAAGCATGTGCTCAGCGCGGCCCTGTACCAACAAGATGTGGTGCCGAACATCGACGGTAACGGCTTCGTGGTGTTGGGCAAGTCCACCTCCAAGATGACCGTGCGCGAGATGCGCGACCTCATCGAGCTGGCCCAGGCCTTTGGTGCTGAGCAGGGTGTGAAGTTCGGGGATGAATCCCGCCGCGGCTTCGACTGGGTAGCCGCCTACGGGAGGGCTGCATGAGCAAGACCAAGGCTGATAAGCAGCATCTATCCGACGTCGCCTCCCTGGGTTGTGTTGCATGTCGCAATGCTGGCCTGGGGCCGAGCCTCGCGGAAATTCACCATGTGCGCTCTGGCGCCGGGATGGCGCAGCGTTCGGGTCACACTCAGGTTCTACCCCTTTGTCCTCGTCATCATAGGGCTTGCTACCCCACCGGTTTCCACGCCGCCCCCAGGAGCTGGCAGGTTGAGCACGGCAGCGAGGAGGCCCTGCTGGAGCAGGTAGCCCGGGAAGTGGCCGAACTGCGCAAGAACACCATCGGGAGGGCGGCATGATCCACCTCACCGCCCTCGATGCGACCCGGCTGCTGGGTAGCAGCCCGCAGGTCAGGAGCACAGCCAATCAGGTGCGGAAAGCCCAACAAGTCACCTCCCTGCACGACAAGGTGCTTGCCCAGCTTGTTGGTTTCCCTGACCCGGCTACCGAGCTGCTGTTTCACCCCAAGCGCAAATGGCGCTTCGACTACGCCTGGCCCACCCGCATGATCGCCCTTGAGGTCCACGGCGGGATCCACTCCGGCGGCCGGCATACCCGGGGGAGGGGATTCGTAGAGGACCGCACCAAGATGAACGAAGCCGCTCTGCTCGGGTGGACTGTCATCGAGGCTACCCCGGAACACATCAAATCCGGCCAGTTGCGCGCCTGGCTGCTTGCCGCCTTCAATCAGGACCCAGACCAGAGGACCAAACCATGACCCACGCTATCGAAATGGCTCTGCGCCTTTTCTCGCCGAAAGGCGCACTACATGAACCCTCGCCTGGTCGCTCCAGCACGCTGGGGAGGGAGGAGTTTCTGGGAGCCCTGCAGGTGGCCGCAAAGAGCAACCCGCAAGGACTCCAGTTCCTCATGGCCGACAATCTGGGGGACGAACAGGCCCTGGCGTCGCTGCTGGCGCACTTCGGTGCGACTCTGGGGGATGACGATGCCGGCGGCATGGCGCTCGCTATTCTGCTGCGCCGCCCGCTGCCCGAGCAGATGGAGCGGCTGGTGCTGTCTCACCCGCACTATGACAAAGAGCGCCGCCGTGCGGCTGTGGTGATGGAGAAGGCCAAGCGAGCTCACCGCGGTGGCAATGACCACGAGTATCAGCGCCTGCTGGCCGAGCGGAACGAGATCCTGCAGTTGGCACGCGACCACTGTGTCGCCGAGATGCTGCAGTCTGGTCGTTGTCCTCATTGTAAGGGAACCGGGGTCCGCCTCCGCAAGGGTGACGAGTGCCCGAAGTGCCACGGCACCGGGCGAGTGGTACCGGATGCAGAGTTGGTGTCACGCCGGTTCGGGCACGAGATGCGGCAGGCTGTAGAGCGTGCCGTTGATGAAGTGATCCACCAGGCGTCAGACCTGTCCAAGATCATGGACAGGCAGGTGAGAGAAATGCGGGTGGCGTGACTGGTGGAGGCTTAATTAACTCCTTATCTTGAGCAGTAGTAATTACCTTTTCACTCCTGGCGTGTAACCGGTCTCAAGAATGGTAATTTGGGGTGCTGCGTGAACATTCTCAATCTTCACCTCCGCCCCTGGAAGAGCCTCAAAAGTAATAACGCCATAATCTCCGAAGTCGATTTGATATCGCTGCGGCACTTTACTTTGATTGTCCAAATTAATTGTCATGCCTGGCTGTATTTGGGCATTAATTATTTCAGGTGTGCTCATTTTCATTCCCTTTTTTGTGGTCTTTGATGCTATGTAGTTTACCATAAATAAAGCCCGCTCTTGGTGGTAGCCTATAGGCATGATTTTTTGCCTTGTAGCGTGATGTTATGAGTTGTATCTGCATTGGCTCACGGATGAGGATGATGGAAGAAAGCAAGCTGAAACCTTTCGCTCTTCAGATTGCCGGTTGGGGGCTGCTCCACGGCGATTTTTTTGACTTTCACGAGGTGGCCGAACGGCTGGGCATCCCTGATGAAGTGGCCCGTGAAGCGGTCATTTATCTCCGGTCACTCCGCTATGTGGAGACGCAAGCGGAGTCGAGAAGCTGCAAGCGTGAGGTGGGCAAGAGAAGCTCAAAGCGAGTGTTTATCAAGGTCCTGGCCATCCACCCCGAACCGCCTCAAGGTTCACAATCTTTCAAGCTCAATGTTCTGCACTCAAAGCTGGTCCGGCTTTCCAGGGCTATGCCTTCACCTCGGGGAGTTCGCTGATACAGGTGGTGTAGCGGGGGCTAAGCTGCTCCCGTTTCATCATCCACTCCCTTGTATCCCGGCCCCGGGCCGCGAAGTAGACCTTTCCCAACCGCCCCTGGTTGATCTTGTCGATGACCTGCATCAGTGCCTCGCTGCGGGGGGATTGCTGCTCCGCTGCGAATAGGTCGCCCTGCTGCATGTCGGCTGGGGTAAAGTCGGCCAGCATGACACCGCCCTTCTGATATCGCTGTTCGTCGCGCCAGATGTGGGGAAGTAGTTGGGGGATCAGTGCCAGCAGCGACCGGGTGTCATTGGTGGGCATCGCCAGCTTGGTGCACGCCTGGTTGCCGTAATAGGGCTCCCGGTCGCTGAACGGGCTGGTGCGAATGAACAGGGTGACATGACGGCAGCAAATCCCTTCCCCCCTGAGCTTCTCGGCTGCCCGCTCCATGTAGCCGGCCAGCGCCTGGTGCATTGGGCCGATCTGGGTGATGCGCTCGCCGAAGCTCCGGCTGCAGATGATCTGCTGTTTGGCCTTGGCCTCCTGCTCCAGCTCGGCACAGGGGATCCCCCGCAACTCCTGCACAGTGCGCTCTACGACTACGCCATACCGGCTGCGCAGGCTCTTGGGGTCGGCCGCTACCAGCTCGGCCACGGTGGTGATGCCCTGGGCCGCCAGCTTGGCGGTGAGTTGGCGGCCGATCCCCCAGACTTCCTCAACCGGGGTGATGGCCATCAGCTTGGCGCGGCGCTCTTCATCACACAGATCCACCACGCCACCGGTAGCCGGCCACTTCTTGGCGGCGTAGTTGGCGAGCTTGGCCAGGGTCTTGGTCGGTGCAATGCCGACTCCGACGGTGAGGCCAGTCCACTGCTGCACCCGTTGGCGGATCTGGCGGCCATATTCCATCAGGTCGCCGGCCCAAATGTCCCCGAGCTCGATAAACGCTTCATCAATGCTGTAGACCTCCACCTTTGGGGCCATCCCCTCCAGGATGCTCATCACACGACTCGACATGTCACCGTAGAGGGCGTAGTTGGAGCTGAACCATACCCCACCCATGGCCTCGAAGAACTGGCGGATCTGGAAGTAGGGCACGCCCATCTTGATGCCGAGTGCTTTGGCCTCCGCCGAACGGGCAACCACGCAGCCGTCGTTGTTGGAGAGCACGACGATGGGGCGCCCCTTCAAATCAGGTCGGAACAGCCGCTCGCAGGAGGCGTAGAAGTTGTTCACATCGACCAGGGCAACGGCGCAGTGTTTGTTCATGGTGTTGGCATCAGGTGTACGACGCCGGTCACCACCCCGAAGATTTCCAGTTCCTGCCCTTCACTGAAATGGATGGGGCGATAGGCTGGGTTGCCGGGGAGCAAGGCCACCGTGGGATCAAGCTGCAGCTCCTTCACAGTGAACTCGCCATCGACCGCGGCGACCACCACGCTGCCGTGGCGCGCCTTGCGGCTGCGATCCACGATCAGTAGGTCGCCATCGCGGATCCCGTGGTCCACCATGCTGTCACCGGCCGCACGCACGAAGTAGGTGGCCGCCGGGTGCGCGATGCAGAGCTGGTTCAGGTCTATGGTCTGCTCCACGTAGTCCTGGGCGGGGGACGGGAAGCCACAGGCGGCAGGAGATAGGAACAACGGGATTTCCAACGCCGGGGCGTCGAGGTCGGGAACTGCAAACATGGTTTTGGGCTCACAATGCTGTATATAAATACAGTATAGCGATACCCGTGGTGAAGATCACCGTGGAGCGATTGACTCCGGATTCAGGTAATATCGGCAAGTCCCCTATGCGTGGAGTCGCCAATGTCATTCAATCTGTGCATCCTGCCGAAAGATGAGCAGGAGAAGGTCGAGGTAGAGAAGGCCGCCGCCTATGCGGTGTGGAAGGAAAGAAACCCCGAGATCAGGCAGCCCGCCGAGAGCGAGGCCGGGAACTACAAGGGGGATATGCAGGCCTACTTCCTGCAACAGGTCGAGCGGTACCGGAAGGTCAAGTAAACATAAGGACGAGGTAGAGACATGACGAACAAGGAACGATTGGTACAGAGTCTGCTGGCTGGTGTTCAGCATGGAAATACGGATGTGAAATGTGCGGCACTGCTCGCCATAGGAGAAAGTGGCCTGATTGACGAACATCAGCTGGTGAATGCGCTGGAAGATAGTTCGAAGCTGGGTAACACCGATGTAAAGTCAGCAGCGTTGGCGGGGATGGGGCGGATGCTGAGAAATTCAGATCGTCAATGATCCGACGCCTGCCAATATCTGCGATTGCTTGCTATTTGTAGTTGCGTGGCACAAAAACGCTCAATCATAGCCGGAATCTTTTTGAGCCCGGCTTTTTCGTATCCGTCCCGCCTTTACAAGGCTATGCCTTCACTGCGGAGAGCTCGCTGATACAGGTGGTGTAGCGGAGACTGAGTTCGTTGCACAGGCACTATCAAAAAACAACTGGTAAAATTGCCGGTTGAATCCTTGCTACTTCTGCTCAGAATGGCCAGGGGTCAAAATGATCCTGGCCTTTTTCATTTTTGGGCAATCTCGGTATGCTTCGAACAAGATCAGCATGCCACGTAGTAGCATCACCTGAGTCACTCTATGTCTAAGCATGCAGCCAAGGTCGGGAATATAGGAACCGACCATGAAGGCTTTCATCCAACGCCTATAACAGCCGGCTCGCCAGACGTTTTTATCGATGGGATTCCAGCCGCCAGGGTCGGGGATCCCTTAGCACCACATGACAAACCGAACCACCCGCCACACCCTCGCAAGATAGCGTCAGGTTCATCAACTGTGCTCGTAAATGGCAAGCCCCTGGCCATCACCGGTGGCTCTGTGGACTGTGGTGGGGTGATCATTGGCTCAGGTACGGTCATCGTTGGTGATTTACCGCCGCCACCGTCAACGTTCACGCCCATAATCCCGCTTGTTCCAACGTTTGATGAAATGATCAAACTGGTTTCAGACGATGGCTCTCCTCTATCAAACACACCGTACTTTGTTGAATTGCCCAATGGGGAAACAATGCAGGGATTAACAGACCTAAATGGCTGTATCCCGCGAATTAAGACAGAGAAGGAGGATGTACTGCAAACGTACTTTGGTGTTTTTGCGCTTGAGAGGTGGAAACTGTGAGTGACATGACAAACTACGTATATAAAAAGCCGGTGCAAACGAATGATAAAGGTGGCTCAGTTCATGAAGTCACATCTACATGGATGCCAGCAAGAGCGTTTTTCTTCTCGGTCGTCGAATCAGTAGGCAAGGATGGCTTCTTAGTTCGTAAAATTTACTCATCGATTGATGACCCTTTCCTGCAACAAAAAAACCTTCCAAAGTACCAAGCGTTGATGGAGGTATTTCCTGAAAAATATGGATTAACCCCTAAGGGACTCGGTGCGAACACCACTATTGCTGAGCATGTCATGGGAAACAACATATCTAAATTCAGCTCAACCAGTGTGCTGTTCCCAGGTGGATCGCCCAGGTTTCAAGGTAAGGCTATTTACATTGATATACATAAAGCACTGCAGTCTGGCACTACGATTGTTGAAACAAGCGACATTATAAAAGAGCTTGAGAAGTATAAATCGCAGTATCCAAAATTGACTAAGCGCGTAGATAAAATTGCGGGCTATGTTAAGGATATCGATAAAGAAGCTTTGCTCGTAGGGAAAGTACCAGCGAAAGCAATTTTCAACGAGAAGTCGCTCGCGGTTACACAGAAAATGGTACAGGCTGGCCGGGTTGTTAAGGTATTTGGGATTGCATTTACAGCTTATGATTTGGGTAAAGCATCGAAGACGTCGGTTGAACTCGGAAGCGTAAAGCCTATCTCTGCTGAGGTGGTTAGACAGGCCGGAGGCTGGGGAGGTGCTATAGCCGGAGCTAAGGTCGGGGCTGTAACAGGGGCAGCTCTGGGTATAGAGACAGGGCCTGGGGCAATCATCACTGGCCTGATAGGTGGTATTGTTGCTGGTGCTGCTGGATACTATGGTGCCGACTGGATAGCAGATCACATCTATGAAAACTAAGATCCTGAGCGTTCTGGGTCACTTACTCGGAAGAAAACAGGAGAAAACCCCTCCTGATATAAAGGATGTTTTCAAGGGTTCGGGGTTCCTCAATGCGCCAGAGAAAGCGTACCGCGGGTACCCTACGCCACTACCACCAGAGCCATCAATCGAAGCTTATCTCGTTCGTTTCCTCGTCGCGGACGATAGCCTGACAATGCTATTCCAAGTCATGGCCCAAGTTGGATATGAGGTGAGCCCTGAGCTGAATACGCAGGTTCTAAATCGCTCAAGGGATCCAGCAAGTAAGAAGGTGATGCTTTTTCAACATCCTTCTTTTGCTGGAACGATAGTCTCATTTGCCAGTGATGACCTTGATGTGCTTGAAGCGATCCAGCAGACAAGGTTAGAGCCACCTCTTCCGGCAGATTCATTCCCATGGATTGACCCCGAAAGCTTGGGTTCTCTACAGGGAGACATGGAATACTGGTGGACGTATTTTTGGTTACCTTTCTGGCTGTCATTAAGCCAAGAGAAACAGTCTGCTTTGGAACTTGAGCCAGAATGGCGTGAGTTCATTGAAATGCATCAACCCCATGATACTCATGTATCTGCAGGTTGAATCGCTGCCACCCCAGCGTTAGTATTGCCCCCATCATGGCCAGAGTCTCACCGACCCTGGCCTTTTTCGTTTCTGGCCCGCCTCGTGCGGGCTTTGTCGTTTCTGGAGGGGCGATACATGGGGAAAGAAGAAGAGTTTGCGATGGCCGCCGCTGCAGCCGGAGTGGCAAAGAGCGCGCCACCGGTCGTGGTGTCAGGTATGACGTTGGCTGGGTACTCGCTCAATGACTGGGTGCTGGCCGCTACGTTGATGTGGATAGCGGTTCAGATGGGCTGGTTCATCTGGTCGAATATCATCAAGCCGCGCCGCCAGCAGGGAGGTGCAGAGTGAGCAAGGTCCGCATTGCAGTTGCTGCGCTCACGTTGAGTGCCGCTGGCTTTGTGGGGCTTCTGAATCGGGAGGGGTTTGAGCCGACGGCTTACCCCGACCCGGTACACGGTACCAGGCTCCCCACTATCGGCTTTGGGAGTACCGAAGGGGTCAAGATGGGTGACACCATCACGCCCGTTGCCGCGGTGAACAGGAGCCTTCGGGAGGTGCGGGTGTTCGAGAATGCCCTCAAGGCCTGCATCAAGGTGCCACTCCACCAGTATGAGTTCGACGCCTATGTCGAGCTCTCCCACAACATTGGCCCCGGCGCCTTCTGCCGCTCAACCATCGTGAAGCGCCTGAATGTTGGCGACTACCCAGGGGCTTGTGAGGCGATCCTGCTGTTCAAGCGTGCCGGCAACCAGGACTGCTCGGCGCCAGGGAACCGGGTATGCCCCGGGCTCTGGAAAGACCGGCTGCGCCTCAATGCGAAGTGCAAGGGGGAGTGATGGTAACGACTCCACAAAGCAGGATGTTGCCGTTCCTGGCCGGCGCCCTGGTGATAGCCGCCTTGGCTGGCGGCGGGGTGGCTCTCTACCGGTCCGGTCAAGCCGATGGGAAGGAGGGGGAGCGCAAGACCTGGCAGGCGAAGTGGGATGAAGAAGCGGCCCGTCTGGCCACAGCCAGGACCAAGGCCGAGCTGGAGGCCCGGAAGGAAGAGGCGCGCCGGCAGACTGAAATCGACGAGGTGAGAGACCATGCACAAGAACAAATCGCCCAAGCACAAGTTGATGCCGCTGCTGCTGGTCTTGAGTCTGGCCGGTTGCGCGAGCAAGCCCGCCGCCTGGCAGCCCGAGCAAGTCAGTGCGCCAGCAATCCCGGTACTGCCCAAGGAGGCCCGGCAGCCGGACAACCTGCCATGGTGCTCGCCGACCTGCTCAGCCGGGCTGACGAAAGAGCGGGTGAGCTGGCAGCAGCGTATGACAGAGCTCGAGCGTCAGGACTAGCCTGCGAGCGTGCCTATGACTCTCTGCGCACCGCGACCATGAAACCCCGCCCATAACGGCGGGGTTTGTCTTTCTGGGGAAGGGGAGAAGGTGATGCAGATGAACTGGAGCAGTGAAGTGGTAAGCGGTATCGATGTGACTGGGGTCATCACCCGCGTAGAGCACTACGACGGGAGCGAGGCCCTGGTTGTTCTTTCCTCTGGTGTTTCCGTCGTGGTGTCGGCGGCTCATGAGCCGGTACCTGGCGATACCATCGTTGAAGGCGAGCTATCTCTCTAAATGGCAAAGACCGACTGGGCACAGCTCAATGCAGAGTTCCTGCAAGAGCATGAAGCGACCGGCATCAGTGCGAAAGACTGGTGTGACAGCCGCGGCCTGAACTACAACTCGGCGCGTCGCTATTTGAAATCTCGGGGGCAATCCCCTGCGCAACCTGACAAATCTCGCGTAGCTGCGCAATCTGCGCATTCAGAAGTGCGCAAAACTGCGCAATCTGCGCAAAGTGCGCAAGCCAAAGGGAATGAGGCCAAGGCCAAAGGGGGAGAGCGAAGAGGGGAGAAGTCATCCTCATCGACACAATCCCAGCCCGAGCCTGAGCAGACCTCGAAAAACAAAGGGCGGGATGGTGCTGGCCGCTTCGTCCGGGGCGAGTACGAGGGCAACCCGAACCCGCCCGCCAATATCAAGCCCGGCATGCAGATTGCCAAGACCCACGGCGGTTATGCCAAGTTCCTCGATGCGGAGGAGCTGTTCGACCAGGCCCGCGAGCTGCAACTGCGCGACGAGCTGGACTTCACCCGGGCTCGCGTCATTTCCGTCACCAAGCTGCTCAAGGGGTTGCAGCAGGACCTGGTCACGGCCAGTGAGATGACCGACCGGATCGCGCTCTACGACAAGATCCTGAAGGCAGAGCAGGCCCTCGACCGCAACATCCAGCGTATCGAATCCATCGAACGGACCCTGAGCGCCCTTCGAATCGACGAGGTGAGTGTGCCGAAGATTGAGGAAGACACTCGGCGCATCCGGGCTGCGGCCCGCAAGCTGACCGCCGAAGCCGACCGGCTCGAGAAGGATGGTGGCAGCGAGGCCACGCCAGTCAGCGAGATGGTATCAGAGCTGCAGGGAATGGGGACTGGCGGGCTGATGAGTTAAATTAGATAATGTTACAAACTCAGATGATGCTTTGGTGGAAAATGAAGGTTGAAGGCCGTTATCTTTTGATTTTTTCCGTGATAGTTGGTTTGGCTATTTTCATAGGGGCTATTTCGTTTAAGGAGTTTAATGCCTTCATATCTCACCCGATTGTGAGTGGCCTGTTAATTACGGCACTAGCATCATTAATTATACCGAAAAGAATTGAAGCAGAGAGCGCCAACACACTCAGGAAGGGGTTTTATGATGATATGGTTTACATTTTAGAACGTTACAAGTCACTGAGTTATTCAATAGCCAAATGCGCTGAACTAAGAAGCTTCAATCTTAGTAGCGCTGTTGGGCCTATAGAGCATGGTAATGAATCCCTGTCTTTATCAAGGTTGAATCAGCAACTTTCTCTTACCTCGAATCAGAAAGATGCTCTAATAAAAACAGAAAATGCTGTGAATATAGTCAACATAAATCTTGGTGAAAATATAACTAAATTGCAGGCTAGCCTTGCCGAAGGCTTCAGTGGTGCTCATTCCGATAACAATATGAAAGCTGCATTTAATGGCGTGTGTCAAATAATTTACACTCTCAGTAAAATGGTTGAACTGAAAGAACGTCTTGTCCTGAATGAATTATCGACGGAGATTTATGTTCCACCAGTTCTTCACTTGCTATATCCAGATGATGTGAGAACGAGAGGGCGAATGCTAAAGTGGCTAACATCTGAATTTCAATTAATTGAAATAATACTCTCTGAACACTAACCCGCTTCGGCGGGTTTTTTATTGCCTGAGATCCACCAATGACCGAACCCGATACCTCCGCCATGACTGAGCTGGAGCAGATTGCCTACATCCGCTCGAAGCTCAGCGATAAGTGGTGGCGGATGAACAACCTCTACATGATCGAGAACGAGCAGGGCCAACTGGTGCGCTTCCTGCTGCGCCCGGCACAGGAGCTGCTGTTCAAGACCATGTGGTGGCTGAACATCATCCTCAAGGCGCGCCAGCTCGGATTCTCCACTGCCATCGATATCTATCTGCTCGATGAGGCGCTGTTCAACAAGAACCTCAAGTGCGGGATCATCGCCCAGGATCTGACGGCAGCCGGCGAGATCTACCGCACCAAGATTGAAGTGCCCTTTGATAACCTGCCGGGCTGGCTCAAGGCCCAGTTCAAGGTGGTGACCCGGCGGGGTGGGGCGAATGGTGGTCACATCCTGTTCCGGCACGGCTCCAGCATCCAGGTGGCCACTTCCTTCCGCTCCGGCACCGTTCAGCGCCTGCATGTCTCCGAGCACGGTAAGATCTGCGCCAAGTACCCGGAGAAGGCCAAGGAGGTGCGTACCGGTACCCTCAACGCAATCCACCCAGGCGCCATCGCATTTATCGAGAGCACGGCGGAAGGTGTTGGCGGCGACTTCCACACCATGAGCATGCAGTCGCTGGAGCTGTCTCGCTCAACTGGTGAGCTAACCCAACTGGATTGGAAGTTCCACTTCTTCGCCTGGTGGCAGGATCCGAAGTATCGCGCCGACGTCCCCGCTTCCGGTGTGGTGATGAGCAAGGCCCAAGCGGAATATTTCGCCGCGGTGGAGAAGGCGATGAGCTGCACCATCAGCGACGAGCAGCGCCAGTGGTACGTTCTGAAAGAGGGCACGCAGCGTGGGGAGATGAAACAGGAGTATCCCAGCACGCCGCTGGAAGCCTTCCTGACCTCCGGGCGCAGGGTGTTCGACCCCATCGCCACGATGGAGGCAGAGGGCGATTGCATGGCCCCGCTCATCGTCTATGACATCGACCCGGTCACCGGCAAGCGAGTGAAGGCCCGCAAGCCGGAGAAGCTGGACGAGCAGGGACAGCGCTCGCTCGAGAACATGCTGCTGGTCTGGGAGCTGCCAGATCCCGACGAGGATTACGCCATCGGCGCCGACGTGGCGGAGGGGCTGGAACACGGCGACCGTTCAAGCCTGGATGTCACGGCCAAGAGCGACGGCCGGCAGGTGGCCCACTGGTTCGGGCATCTCGACCCGGGGCTGTTTGCCCAACTGCTTGCCCACGTTGGCAGGTTCTACGGAACCGCAGAGCATGGCCCGGCCTACATCGGCCCGGAGCGCAACAACCACGGCCACGCTGTGCTGCTCAAGCTCCGTGAAATCTACCCGACCCGACGTATCTACACCCAGGAGCACATCGACCGGGACCGCGACGACGAGACCCCGCGCCTCGGCTGGCTCACCACTCGACAGTCCAAGCCGATCCTGGTTGATGGCCTCAAGGCCCTGCTGCGTGCCGGGCAGTCCGGGATCCGCTGGATAGGCACCATTTCCGAAGCCACCACCTACGTCTACGACAAAAGCGGCAGCATGAACGCCCAGGACGGCTGCTACGACGACCAGCTCATGAGCTACATGATTGCCCAAGAGATGCGTGCCCGGATGCCGGCCCGCATCGTCAAACCTGAATCCTCCCGCAAACCCAAGCACTGGATGGCCAACTGATGATCAACGCCCAACCCAAGGCCCCTGAAAAAGGCGGCCTCGATACCCCGCGCCTGCTCAAACTGATGAGCGATATCAATGGCCAGCCGGACTGGCGAAGCCTTGCCAATCGGGCGTGCGCCTACTACGACGGCGATCAACTGCCGCCCGAGGTGGTGAGTGTGCTCAAGGCACGGGGCCAGCCCATCACCATTCACAACCTGATCGCACCGACCATTGACGGCGTGCTGGGTATGGAGGCCAAGAGCCGCACAGATCTGATGGTGATCGCCGATGACCACGACGACGAGCTGGAGCAACTGGCCGAGGCCGTCAACGCCGAATACGCCGACATGTGCCGCCTGGGAGGATTGGACCGCGCCCGGGGCGAGGCCTACGGTGGCCAAATCAAGACCGGTCTGGGTTGGGTTGAAGTATGCCGCCGCGATGATCCGTTCGGCCCGCGCTACAAGTTCAGTAATGTCCACCGCGACGAGGTCTATTGGGACTGGCACAGCAGGGAGCCGGACCTGAGCGACTGCCGCTGGTTGATGCGCCGGCGCTGGGTCGATCTGGATGAGGCCAAGACCATGTTCCCGAGCAAGGCACAGGTGCTGCAGTGGGGCGTCAACGACTGGGAAGGGGTCGTGAGCTTGACCTCCATCGATGGGCTGGACCCCAACCTGGTCAGCGCCTATGAAGAGTGGAGTCAGTTCAGCGGTAAGGAGGTTGAGTGGTGCAGCCGGGAGCGGGATCGGGTGCTGCTTCAGGTGGTCTACTACCGCACCTACACCATGCGTCAGGTGCTGATGCTGGACTCCGGTCGGGCACTGGAGTACGACAAGACCAATCAACTGCATCTCGCCGCTGTGGCCATGGGGCGCGCGAAGCTGGAACGTTGCCCGGTTGCCGTGATCCGGGAGTCCTGGTTCGTCGGCCCCCATCATCTGGTTGATCGACCCTGCTCTGCTCCGCACAACATGTACCCGCTGGTGCCGTTCTGGGGGTACCGCAAAGACCGCACTGGTGAACCCTATGGGCTGATTGTTCGAGCCATGCCAGCGCAGGATGAGGTGAACCTGCGTCGCATCAAGCTGACGTTCCTGCTGCAGGCCAAGCGCGTCATCATGGACAAGGACGCCACCAACATGAGCCAGAGTCAGGTGCTGGAGCAGGTCGAGCGCCCTGATGGCTACATCGAGCTCAACCCGGATCGCGCCAACAAGACCAGCGTGAGCGATGCCTTCAAGGTGGAGCAGGACTTCAACGTGGCGGCCCAGCAGTTTCAGGTGATGCAGGACTCGGTGAAGCTGATCCAGGACACCATGGGGGTTTATGCCGCCTTCCTGGGGCAGGGCTCCACCGGGCAGTCCGGCGTGGCGATCAGCAACCTGGTGGAGCAGGGGGCAACCACGCTTTCCGAGATCAACGACAACTACCGGATGGGCTGCCAGCAAGTGGGGCAGCTGGCGCTGGCGTACCTGCTGGAAGACATGGCCAGCAAGCGCAACTACAAGGTGACCGTGAACCGGGAAGACCCCCGCCGCCGCAAGGCTGTGGTGGTCAATGTGGAGCAGGAAGATGGCAAACTCACCAATGATGTGACCCGGCTGCGGGCACATATCGCACTGGCGCCGATCCAGCAGACTGCCGCCTACAAGCAACAACTGGCCGAGCGGATGACCCAGGCTATGTCCCAACTTCCGCCCGCGGCGGCAGGTGCTTGCTTTGACCTGCTGGTCGAGCTGATGGATGTCCCGCGCAAGGCCGAGTTCGTGGAGCGGATCCGCAATGCCCTGAACATCCCGAAAGACCCGGACGAGATGAGCGACGAGGAGCGCGCGGCCGCCGAGCAGCAGGCTCAGCAGGCCCAGATGCAGCAGGAGCTGGCCATGCGCGAGATGCAGGCCAAGCTGGCAGAGCTGGAGGGCAAGGCAGCCAAGTGGCAGGCAGAGGCCCAGCGTATCGCCAAGCTGACCGACTCCATCCGGTTTGAGGATGCCCTCAAGCAGGCCCAGACCGGCAAGACGCTGCAGGAGATGGAACGGCTCGCCGCCGAGCAGCAGAGCATCCAGGGGGAGCAGGCCGTGCTGCAGGCTCAGCTGTTGGACACCATCCAGCAGCAGATCGACGCCATCGCGCTCTGATAGTTGCTTTCCTCACCGCCCAGCGTTACGATTTCTCCAACATGGCCCAGTCTCTCGAGATTGGGCCTTTTTCATTTCCAGACCCGGCCACTGTGCCGGGTTTTTTATTTGGAGCGAGCCATGACCGACCAGCAACACATTGATGCCGAGATGGAGCGAGATATTCAGACGCTCGAACTGACCGCCCCGCGCGTCACCCCTGAGCAGATCGATGCGCTGATGGCTGGGGTGACATATGACGTGCATGTGATCCCGGGTACCACAACCACGATTGCCACCGCCATTGCTGCCAATGGCTTCACCCTGGCCATCGGCATGACCGCCTGTGCGGACCCGGCCAACTTCAACGCCGAGTTTGGCGCCAAGTACGCCATCAAGGACGCGGAGAGCAAGGCGAAGGCCATGCTGTGGAAACTGGAAGGTTGGCGGCTCAAGTGCCATTTAGCGATTCCTTAGCGATAGACGACAGCCTTTGCCCGCCTTGTGCGGGCTTTTTTATGCCCAGCTCCAGCCGGGGAGGGCTTTCACTGAGAGCTTTCCCCCGCTTGGGCAGCGATACCACCCACTGAAAACCCACGAGGACAACCATGGATACGAGCATCGACAACCTGACCGGAACTGAAAGCCTGGACGAACTGGAGGCCATGCTGGAGGCGATCGAGCGTGAGCCCGATAGCGAGCTGGATGATGGCACTGGCACCAAGCAAACGGACGTACAACCCGCGCCGTCGGCGGGCGAGGTGGCAGCCGGTAACGAACAAGCCAACACCGAGCAGGGCGGTGAAGGGGCCGCGGAGCCTGAGAAGGTGATCCTGGCCAAGAGCGGTCAACACACCATCCCGTATGAAGTGCTGGAGCAGGCGCGCAATGAAGCCAAGCAACTGCGTGAGCAACTGGCTCAGTCGCAGCAGGCCCAAGCCGAGCGGGACAAGCTGCAGGCGCTGATGGAGAAGCACGGGATCAACCCCGATGTTGACCCTGACGACATCAGCCAGGAGGAGCTGGCACAACTGGCACAGGACTACCCGGATCTGGGCAAGTCCATCGCAGCCATAGCCAGCAAGCTCCAAAGGCTGGAGCAGCAGGCAGCACCGCAGCCGGTTCCCCTCGCCATCAATCCGGTTCAGGCCGCTCTGCAGGCGGTACCTGACCTGATGAGCTGGCGGGAGAAAGACCCGGATCGATTCGACTTCGCCATCATCGTCGATGAGAAGCTCCAGGCTGACCCCGCGTGGCAAGGCAAGTCGCTGGATGAGCGATTCGCAGAAGCGGCACGCCGCACCAAGCTGGCCTTTGGTGACGAGGTAACCCCTCCCACCAAGGCACCCGGCAAGGAGGCGGATAAGCCTGCCGATTTCATCCCGTCCAGCCCCTCGGCACTCGGCCAGACCCATCATGCCGCTCCCACTGGAGTGGAGCGCTTTGGCGCCATGTCTCAGACCGAGCTTATCGGCGAGATGGGCGCCATGACTGACGCCCAAATGGATGCGCTGCTGGAGCAGGCCGGGTTCTAACCCACCCCCCAATTTCAATAAGCCAACCCCGACCACTGTGTCGGGGTTTTTGTTTTCATGTAGGAGAGGACCATGACCCAAGTCACCTCGGCGCAAGCCAACAAGATTTTGCAGGCCGCACTGTTTACGGCGGCCAACCGTTCTCACTCGCTGGTGAACATGCTGACCGAAGAAGCCCCCAAGGGCGCCAAGGTCAACGGCGGCAAGCAGACCAGCGCCGGTGCCCCTGTGGTACGTATCACCGACCTTGGCAAAGGCGCCGGGGATGAAGTGGACATGCAGCTGTTCCACCAACTGTCTGGCCGCCCGACCATGGGTGACAAGAAGCTGGCAGGGCGCCTCGAGAGCATGTCCTTCGCGGACTTCTCGCTGAAGATCAACCAGACCCGCCATGGTGTGGACGCGGGCGGCAAGATGAGCCAGAAGCGCACCAAGCACGACCTGATCAAGACCGCACGTGTGCTGTTGGGCGATGGCTACTACGGTCGCCTGGTTGACCAGCGTGGCTTTGCTCAGCTGGCCGGTGCTCGCGGGGATTACTCGGCCACCGATATCATCCTGCCGCTGGCGGATGACCCCGAGTTTGCCGACATCATGATCAACGAGCTGACCGCGCCAACCTACGAGCGCCACTTCTTCGGTGGTGATGCGACCAGCTTCGAAGCCCTTGATGCAGCGGATCGCTTCAACCTCGGCTGCGTGGACAACATGGCGCTCTATCTGTCCGAGATGGCCAACCCCATCCAGCCGATCCGCATGGTGGCGGACCCGTCCGGTGGAGAGCCGCTTTACGTACTCTACGTGACCCCGCGCCAGTGGCACGACTTCTACACCTCCAGCTCAGGCAAGGACTGGCAGGCAATGCTGGCTTCCGCGATGGAGCGCAGTAAGGGCTGGAATCACCCCATCTTCCGTGGGGAAGGGGCGATGTGGCGCGGCATTCTGGTCAAGCCCTACAAAGGCATGCCGATCCGCTTCAACCAGGGCAGCATCGTCAAGGTGTGTGCGGCCAACTCCACGACCGGTGCGGAAGTGGACAAGGTTGCGGGCACCCTGATCGACCGCGCCGTGCTGCTGGGCGGCCAGGCGCTGGCCAATGCCTTCGGCTCTGGCGAGCAGGGGGGCTCCTTTGGCATGCACCAAGAGCCAACTGACCACGGCAACAGCACCGAGATCTCTATCAGCTGGGTCTCCGGCCTGCAGAAGATCCGCTTCAAGCAGCGCAACGGCAACATTCAGGACCATGGCTGCATGGTGTTGGATACCGCCGTCAGCGCCGTCGGCCGCTAATCCACCCACCAGAGCGAGGGGGCGATGCCCCCTCCTGTTGATATCTGACCAGACAAGGAGCCACATCATGGCCAAGACTACCCTGCTCGCCCGAGCGTACCGCTGGTTTGTCGGCGCGTTCGGCAATCTCTCTATCTCTCCGACCCTGGTGGCCAAGCTGGCTGCCGTACCCGCTGGCGATGTTGTCGCATACGGCGACAAGGTGGAGCCCAACCTGAAAGTGGTGGGTGTGACGATGTTCAGCACTGCGCTGGGCGCGAGTACCGCCATCACCGCTAAGATCGGCACGACCACCATCATCAACGCCGAGAGCACGGTGGGGGCGGTGGCAAAGTATTACCCGGTTGATGATCTGATGACTGAGCCTGACCAGGAGATCACCCTCACCGTTGGCGGCGGGGCGGCAACGGGCACGGTCAAGCTCAAACTGCATTACGAGGTAGTCGGCAACCTGTAAGACTGCCGATCACTGTCCGCCCGGCCCCGTGCCGGGCTTTTTCGTTTCTGAATAGGAGTCATCGCCATGAGCGACAAGATTGCCGTGGTTTACATCGGCGACAAGCCGAGCAAGAAAGACACGGTCACCGGCAGCCGCCTGGTCTTCCCGCGCCATACCGCTGTGGATGTGGAGAGTCACATCGCCATGCAACTGCTGGAGTTCCCGACCGTCTGGATCCGCCATGAGGCACTGGCTGGCGAGTTGGCGCGTCAGGAGACTGCCGCCGAGAAGGAAGCCCTGGAGCTGGAGCGCCTCGCCGCTGAAGCAGCCCGCCTGGCCGAAGAGCAGAGCATGGTGGTCGGTGAGCGCGATCTGGCCAAGATGACCTCTGCCCAACTGGCCACCCTGGTGGAGGGGGAAGACCTGGATATCGAGCCGCAGGGCCCGCAAGAGAAGGTGCCAGACTACCGGGTGCGCGTGCGTGATGCTCTGAAGGCCAAGCTGGCAGAGCAGGGGGAATAGCATGCAGATGGTGCCCCGCGAGCAGTTCCTGCCCACCGTCAGGATGCACATCACCGGCCCGCTCGAGATGCTGCTGGAGGAGGCCGTTACCGAGGCGGCTGTCACCTTCTGCCGTGAGTCTGAGCTGATCACCCTCGATCGCCTGCTGCCCAGCGCGTCAGCCGGCAGCCTGGAGGTGGTGTGCAATGTGGACGGGGTTACCTCCAGCAATGTGTTGCACCTCACTGATGAGGGGGGCGTACCCCTGGATTCTGGACGTGACTACTTCGCCATCTCTGCCAATGAGCTGAGCATCCTGACAGATCTCAGCAACGTGCGGATCTGGTATGTGGCCACCCCGGTAAAAGGCGCCAAGGAGCTCCCCGCGCAGCTTTACCACGAACACGCCGAGGCCATCGCTCATGGTGTTGCCTCGTTGCTCTATGCCCAGCCTGATCGCCCTTGGTCTGATCCCAAGCGCGCCAGCTACCACCGTTCCGAGTTTGTCGAGGGATGGCGTCGTGCCGGGCGGTTCCGCAAGCAGCATAGCGCCCCGACCCAAGTCGAGTTCTACAACCCGCCCCGCAAGCACTGCTTTTTCTGATCCCAAGGACACATCATGGCTACCGTGACCGTTGCAACCATCCTCAAGCGGGTAAACACCTTGCTTGTCGATCCTACTTTTACCCGCTGGCCCAAACAGGAGCTGCTGGACTACTACAACGACGCGACCAAGGCGATCGTGCTGGTGCGCCCTGACGCACACACCAAGAACACCGAGTTCACCTGTGCGGCCGGTACCAAGCAGACTCTGCCGGCCGACGCTCTTCGCCTCATCGAGGTGCTGCGGAATGCCAACGGGAAGGTGATCCGCTACGTGGTGCGCAAGGCGCTGGATGACAGCTACCCCGACTGGCACTCCAGCAACACCGCGACCACGGTGGACAACTACACCTACGAGGAGCGGGATCCGAAGACCTTCTACTTGCATCCAGGCCCGGCCGCGGCGGTGAAAGTGGATGTGATCTATTCGGTTGCCCCCCAGTCCAAGGCGTTGGCCGAAGTGGAGAGTGCTCAAAGCCCGGCGCTGGCTGACCTGGATGACATCTACATCAACCCGATCATCGACTTCATGCTCTACCGCTGCTTCTCCAAGGATGCGGAGTATTCGGCCAACTCCAATCGGGCTGCTGGTCACTACAACGCCTTCTTGCAACAGCTCGGGGAGAAAACCCAAGCTGACGCGAGCATGGAGGCACGCCAGCAGGCCAGCTTTGGCCGAGTCACCGGACAGTAAGGAGGTGATAAATGGCGGGCATCTGGTATCGAGCCGGTTCCATCGCCGTCACCAACGGCAGCAAGAAGGTGGTGGGCACGGGTACTACCTGGAAAACCTCCGTGCTCAAGCCAGACAAGGGACATGCGTTCCAGGGGCCGGATGGACGGATTTATGAGCTGGATTACGTCGAGAGTGACACTGTGCTGTACCTCGTCACTGCCTATCTCGGGCCCACGGCAACAGGTCAGGCGTATGCGATTGATGTCACCAGAACAGGCACCATCCCGGCGTTGAGCCGTGAAATTTCAGCCTTCAGCGCATACGCCCAAGGGCAGTATGACAGTTGGCAGAAGGTGCTCACAGGCACAGGGATGGTGACGCTGACGGCGCCAGATGGCCAGCAGGTTCAAGTCCCTGCGCTGTCAGCGTTCCAGCCCACCTCTGCCTCGCTCAAGGCGTTGCAGGCGTTGGCCCCGGCTGCGGACAAGTTGCCGGTGTTTAGCTCCAACACGGCGGCCAAGTTGATCGACCTGCCTGCGTTCTCCCAGTCGTTTCTGAGCAAGGCGACGACGGCGGCATTGGCACGGGCGGAGCTGGAAGCCAAACAGCAGGAGGTCTTCCTGAATTTCCCGACGTCGCTTAACTGGTGCAAGATTGCGACGGTGACCGCAGCGCAAAATGGCCGAACAGAAGTCATAGAGCTGTTTGGCAATGCGGGTTTTGATTCTGCCTCAAACAGATGGTCCCAAAAGGCGGAAATCATCATCCGCTCCTTTAACGGCAGCCCCAAATCCATTGGCATCATCGCCCGAAACCAAGGAAAGCAGAATGCTATTTTTTCAGCCATCTGCTTTACCAATCCGGGGGGCGGCGATGTGTATGACATTTATGTCATCCCCGGCAATATTTACACGCAGTATATCCGGGCGCGATGCAGCCCTGGTGTTGAACTCTCCCTTGTAAACACGGGCAGTACAGAGGTTCCCGCGAACAGTTCTCCCGGTCTGATTTATACCCAGTTTGATAGCAAAAACGCAGTGGGTACTGTCTCCCAGGAGAACGGGCTCCCCACCGGCGCCATTGTTGAAACAGGTGAAAACGCGAACGGCATTTACATCAAGTTCTTGGGCGGCTTGATGGTGTGTTTCTGCAACCTGTCTGTGTCGTCGTTTGCTGTGACTTCGGCAGTGGGGGGGATATTCCAGAGTGCAGCCACGGTGACGGTGAACTATCCCGCCACCTTTGTTGGTGTGGTTCGCAGCTTCGCCGAGGCCCTTTATGGCGGCGGCGGCAACCGACCTTGGCCGGTGTTGACGACGCAAGGGACATCCTATTCCAGCTACGTCCTTCAATCCGGGTTATCCATGGCCAGTTTCAACGGCAACCTCCTGGTGGGGGTCATTGGTCGCTGGCACTAACAACTTTGAAGGCAAACAGTAGATGAAAATCAAATTGAGCCCCCTGAGTACCGAGGAGCGCCTGAGAGCCGATGTGAATGGGGACACCCTGGTGCTCAACGGTACGCCGCTTAATTTCTCCCCCCTGGGGGAGGGCGACATCCTGCCCATTTCCGCCATCGACTCCCCGTGGATTGCATCGGATGTGACGCGAACGGATGGGGAGATATCGCTGACCCTCCGCGTACCCCACGGGGCGAATGCCCCGCGTGAAACGCTATTTCCCGCCGCCTTCGATGTGCCGATGACGGTAATGGCTGGCCCCGTCCCCCTACCGCCGTATGAGACTGAGCCGGAGGTGGTGGCATGAGTATTGACTGGAGCCAGGCCATAACGTCAGAGCGCCGAGCCGCTGAGCAGGCGCTGGCCGACTACGAGGCATGGAAGTTCGAAAGGCAGGCGCGGGTAGATGCCTTGGTGGTCGAGGTGGATGGCCTGGTGTTCGATGGCAACGAGATCAGCACGCGGCGCATGGCTGATGTGATCGCCGCAGCCGATGATCTGGACGATGAAACGGAGTGGACGCTGGCCGACAACCTAGTGGTGGTCGTGACCGTGCAACAGCTCAAGCAGGCGCTGCGCCTATCTACTGAAGCGCGCACTGCAATTTGGAATGCTGATCGACCCGCTTCGCCAGGAGAGATCACTTCGCACCCCTGACGCGAACCTTGCCTCGTGACGCTCCCGGCGTTACGATTTCCCCATCATGGCCCTGCTCTCTCGAGCGGGGCTTTTTCGTTTCTGCTTCTCCGAGACCCCCATGCCCGTACTCGATATTGTCACCATGCGAGGGACTATGCCGCGCGTGGAGCCATACCTTCTGTCTGATGAGGTCGCGGTCATTGCGCGTGACTGTCATTTTGACCATGGGGTCATATCCCCCCTTGAAGACGACATCAGCGCAGGCATCGAATTACCTGTCGTGCCCAGCACGATTTTTCGATATGGCCAGCACTGGTTTGCCTGGAACAAGGTTGTGGAGGCCATCCGCTCCCCGATCGCCCAGGATCCCTATGGCCGGGTTTACTACACGGATGGTGAATACCCCAAGGTGACCCATGCCCAAATCGCCACTGGCGGCGCAAACAAGCCGACAGCATGGTATCGCCTTGGCGTGCCGGCACCGGGCGTGCCTGTCGGGATAGGGGCTGTTACTCCACCGATGGGTGGGATAGATGACGATATCACTGATGATGAAACCCGCTACTACGTGGACACCTATGTGACCGCCATGGGGGAGGAGGGGGCACCAGGCCCGGTAAGTGGCAAGGTCACCATCCCTATTCCCGGCTCGACCGTCAACCTCGTGCTTTCTGCGCCGCAGTCCCAAGACAGCAACATTACGAAGCGCCGTATTTATCGCTCAGTATCAGGTGGCGGGCTGGCCGATTATCTGCTGGTTGCAGAGTTGCCGATCGCGCAGGCGGCTTTTGCTGATAACCGTGCAGACGCGCAGCTTGGTCCGGTTCTGGAGACCTATGGCTACACGCCTCCGCCTGCTTCGCTGCGTGGGTTATGCCAGATGGCGAACGGCATGTGCGCCGGCATTGCGGGCAACTCTCTCTATTTGTGCGAACCGTACTTACCCTATGCCTGGCCAGAGAAGTACCGCCTCACCACTGAGCATGACATCGTTGCGATCGCAGCTATCGACACCACTTTGGTCATCGGCACCAAGGGGTACCCGTATCTGGCACAGGGGGTCAGCCCGGCATCCGTGACCACCCAGAAGCTGAGCCAACTGCCGCAAGCGTGTATCAGCGCGCGCTCGATGGTGGCGATGGATGGGGTGGTGCTCTATGCCTCCCCAGATGGGCTGGTAGGCATCGGTGCAAATGGCGGTCAGGTGGTGACCGAGCAGATCATCACTCGGAATCAGTGGCGCGCCATGAAACCTGAGACCATGCGGGCATGGCACCACGAAGGCAAGTATGTGGCCATGACGGATACCCATGGACTGATTTTTGATCCGAAAAGCGGCGACCTGCGAGAGCTGACGAATCGGTGGGATGCGGCCGTGTCCGATATGGAGAGTGACTCTCTCTTCGTAGCCAAGGGACGCAACTTGCACATCTGGCGGGGAGGTAACGCCAGCAATGGTCAGTTTATCTGGCGGTCGAAGCTCTTCATGGTGCCAGAAGGTACCTCATTCAGTTGCTGCCGTGTGCTGGCAGACGAGATCGACCTGGTCGGAATCCGGCTATTTGTGGACGCAGAGATCGTGATGGAGCTCCCCCCTGGCAACTTGGTCGCAGGGGCATTTCGGTTGCCACCAGTTCGCGGCCGACGCTGGCAGGTAGAGGTCTTCGGAACCTCGTTGGTGAGCCGCATCACTTTGGCGAGCAGCATGATGGAGATGGTGAACTGATGTCGAGGAAGCCTGCATATCGTGCTGGCCGGGATCAGGCCGCCACATCAGAAAACGTAGAGCTGCTGACGGGCCAGCGTGGGGATCGCCTGGATAAGGCGGTCACCTATCGGGAACTGGCTGCTCTGGGATTGTCCACCCTGCGCCAGGGGGCTGGCGGTGTGTTTGTCCCGGGCAAGAACCCGGACCTTTTCCCGCCCGGTCAGATGGAGTTTCCCCACGCTCCAGTCAATGTGATCGCGAATGGCGCGTTTCACACGGTATTAGTGGAATGGGATCCGCCGAAGTATCGAGGGCATGCTCATGCCGAGATCTGGCGAGCAGAGGTGAACAATCAGTCCGATGCCGTTCTGGTGGGCACGACTTCCGCCAATCTCTTTTCGGATGCGATAGGGAAAGGGGCCAAGTTTTATTACTGGGTGCGCTTCGTCAATGGCGCTGATGACAAGGGGCCATTCCAGGGTGTGAATGGTGTTGTAGCCGAAACCAGTCGGGATGTGCAGGACATTCTGGATGAGTTGCAGGGGAAGATTGAGGGTAGCCATCTTGCCCAAGAGCTCCTGAAACCGATCCAGGATGTTCCCCAGCTCACAGCGATTATCAACGAGACCAAGGCCAACTTGGCTCAGCTGGACGCCAGAGAAAAGCAGGTGAATGACCTGCTCAATTCCGCACAAGCACAGCTCGGTGACAACTACATCAATGTCACGCTCATTCAAGAGCAACTTCGCAAGAAAATTGAGAAGTACAATCTCGATTTTGAGAGCTTCCGTGACGCCGTGTTCAGCGTTGACCCCGGCACCGGGGAGATCACGATGGAGGCCATCAATGCGGTTCGCTCCGAGTTGGGCGCTCAGATTTCGACAGTGAGCCAGCACCTCGATGCTGTGGAGGCCATTGTTGAAACATGCGTAACCAGAGCGGAGATTGGCGCTGAGTTTGAGCGAATCACCAACGTCGAACAGCGGATCGATGGTATCAACGGCGCCTTGGCCCAGACTGCCACTAAGTCAGAAATGGACCAGCTCGGTACCCGGGTGACGCAAGTCGGCCAGACCCTGGATGCGACCAATGCCACCCTTTCCCAGAAAGCAGGGAAGTCTGAACTCGATGCCCAAGGCCTTCGCTTGGCGCTGGCTGAGCACCAGCTCGAGGCCAACACCTCAGCCACCGAAGCCAACGCTCGCAGAATCGATCTGATGAAAGCAGAGCTGCAGCAGGCGGATGCGGCCCTTTCGGCCTCCATTACTGAGCTGTCCCAAGCGGTTGCCAATGAGAATGGCGCGCAGGCTCAGCGTCTCACTGCTCTGGAGGCGCTTACTGGCGGACACTCTGCGGCCATCACTGAGTTGCAGCAGGCGGTGACCAGTGACGGGCAATCACTGGCGAGCAAATTCGAGAACCTGAGTGCCAGCGTGGATCTTGCTGCTGAAGCCGAAATTGTGGGGACACTGGGGGCTGCCACCGAAGCGAACCGACAGCGCCAAGCAACCGGTGAAATCCGGCGAGAGCAGAAAGTGCTGAGCGGTCAGCAGGAGGCCATGGCCACTACGATCGAGCAGTTGGGAGCGACCTTCCAGGCGGAGTCTGCTGACCTTCGTGGGCAAATCCTCAGCGAGCAGACGGTGCGGGCCTCGGAAACGGAGGCGTTATCTCAGCGCATTACGGTAAACGAAACCAGCTTCAACGCAGCAGACCGCGCTCTCGAGGCGAGTATTGCAGAGGTTGCCAGGACTGCTGCGAACGCGACCGAGTCAACTGCAAACCAGATCCAGCAAATCACTACTGAATTTCAGGCCGCAGACCAACAGCTCTCAAGCCAAATCACTGCAGAGTCAGAGGCCAGAGCGAATGCAATCAGTGCAATGAGCAGCCAGATCGACACCGTGTCGGCGGTGGCCGGCAGCAAGAATAAAACCCACTTTCAAGCCACGGCGCCCAGTTCCGGCATGGGGACTGGCGACTTGTGGTTCGATACTGCCAACAACAACAGGCCGTACCGTTACAGCGGTACGGCCTGGGTCGCTACTGACGACCCACGGATCGCCGCCAACGCCGCAGCCGTTCAACTCCAGAGCCAAGCCATTGCCGACTTGCAAAATGGTGCCCAGGCCATGTGGACAGCGAAAGCCAATGCCGGTCAGATCTCTTCGGGGATCGGGTTGATTGCCAAGTCTGATGGCACGAGCCAGGTGGCTATCTCTGCTTCCCAGGTGTTCGTATTCAACCCGAATAGCTCAACGCCCATGGCGCCGCTGTTTGCCATCGACAATGGCCAGGCGGTCATTGCAGAGGCCATCATCCGCAAGGCCACTATCCAGATCCTGACGTCCGAGAAAATCACGGCGGACTACATCAAAGCAGGGGTCAGCATGTCGGCGCCTGCGATCTCGGGCGGTTCCATCGATATGGGCAATGCCTTCCTGTCTGGTGGGGCAGCAGGGTTCGGTAAAGGCGGGCCTTATGCCAGTTGGGGATTCGGCTGGTACACGATGATCTATGCGGACGGCAGCATCTATACCAATCGACTTCGTGCAGAAGGCGGTTATGTGAAGAACATGACCATGAACAACTGCACGATTGCTGCCGATTGCGTTGTCCTGGGGACGTTGGAAGCGGATCGGATTGTGGGTGATATCACAAGGATGATCAGGGCGTCAGGTAACTTCTCTTTGGCAGGTTACAAGCGAGCCAGAAACATGGTCTGCATCAAACCACTCACAGGTCTAGCAGAGGTTTCCGGAGCCGGCACGATAGGGCTCATATTGTTGTGCAAGCTCAACGGCACTGAAGTAGCCAGGGCTACGTCCACAGCCTCGTTCCCTGTGGGTACGAATAGAGCGCCAATGAGTGTGACCTTCCAAGATGCTTTTGTGATCCCCGCTGGGACTGCGACCGTCAACATTACCTTCGAAGTGGTGGCCTATCCTGGGTCATCTATCCAGAACCAGCGCCTTATCGGGGAGAGCCTATGGCTGATGGGTCTATGGTGAGGGCTGCTTTGAACCGCATCGCCAGGGATACCGGGAGTCCTAATCTCCCTCTCGAACTACAAGACGCCATCCGAAACCGGATGGCGTTTTTGTTTGTGCGTGGCGATGACGGGTTTGTGCTTAAGCCACAGGCAGAAGATGGCGTGATCGGTGTCCTGGTCTGGGCGGGGTGGGGGGATGGCGGGGCGCCTGAGCGGCACCTGCCGGAAGTGAAGCGTCTGGCGCGTCTGATCGGGGCACGCTGGCTGCGCTTCCACTCGGCGCGTATGGGGTGGACCAAGGTCGCGCCAAGAATGGGATGGGTCCGTCAGCCGGATGATGCTGACGGGTTCTATGTGTTTCAGATCAACCTGTGAGGGGTAGGTGATGGGGAAGGGCGGTTCGAACGAAATCAAGGAGACGGAGGCTCAGAAGGCTGCGGCCGGTGTGGCGATGGAACAGTGGGATCTCTACAAGAACGACCTGCAGCAGTACGAGGACTATTTCATCGAGAAGGTGGATGACCTCAACGGTGAGGGGGAGTTCGACAAACTGGCAGGCACGGCAGCGCTTGGCACTGCTCAATCCTTTGGTGAGGCGCGCGCCGGGCTGGCTGACTCCATGGCGGCCAGTGGAGTAGATCCAACCAGCGGCAGGTACCAGGAGGCTATGGAAGGTCTTGCAACCGACCAGGCATTGAGCCAGACCGATACCGCCAACCGAGCGCAGTCCAGCCAGCAGGACAAGCATGTGGCTGGGCTCAAGGATGTTGTGAGTATTGGCGCGGGGCAGAAGGCTGAATCTATGGCTGGTATGGGGGATGTGGCCACAACCAGCTTGCGCAAGGCAACCAGTGATGCACAGAACTCTTACCAAAGTCAGCAGGCGACGGCTGGTTTGGTTGGGACCCTGGCAGGAGCCGCCACCTCGTATGGGCTGGCCAGCCTGAAAGCACCGGCGGCAACGGAAATCAAGAAAATCAGCCCGACTGCATCAGTGCTGCAGGGCAAGGGTTACTAAGGGGGGTCCATGGGTTACGCCGCAGACACTTACGCCAAAATCACCCGAGAGCAGTACCAGGACTGGAAGACGCGCTTCTACCCCAAGCAGCAGGAGCTGATGGAGTTGGCCACGAACGGCCAGCTACTGCGGGAGCAACTGGGGCGGGTGGATGAGAACAACGCCAACGCGCTCCGCTCTGCTCAGCAGGCTACGGCCAACCGCAATGCACGAATGGGGCTGGGCACCAGTAGCAATGCCAACGATAACAGCCAGGGGCTGCGGATGGCGCTGATGACGGCGGGTACCGAGAACGGCCTTCGCGAACAGGAGCAGACCCGACAAATGGGGATCCTGACCGGAGCGGATGCGGGGCTGCGTGAGGCAATCAAAACCGGAGGGGGTGTGTGATGGGGTACGGCATTTTGGATATCGGCGGCCAGACACGCCAGCAAGGCCTGGCGGGTTTGCGCGATGCTGCCAACCGGGAGTCGGAGATGGAGGCAGCCAATAAGAGCCTCAAGTCAGCCCGCAAGGGGCAAACTCTGAGCACCATTGGCACTGGCGCATCAATGGGCGCCGTGCTGGGCATGGCGGGCTCACTCGGTGGCCCCTTGGGCGCACTGGCAGGTGCAGGGGTTGGGTTTCTGGCAGACAGCTTGTTTTAAGGGGGCGTGATGGGTGTATCAGGATTGGCTGAAGGTTTTCTGGCTGGGTTCAATACCATGGACCGCTACCAGCGTGGTCAGAAAGAAGATGAGCGGATGGAGAGGTCCATGGGCCTGCGTGATGCCATGTGGCAGAACGAGCAGGAGCGGCAGAAGGTGGCAGACGATCGTTACCTGGGGGAGCTGGAGTACAGCAAGGGACGCGATAAGCTGGCGGATGCCCGCTATGATCGAGAGTTTGCCCTGACCGAGCGCCAGGTGAAATCTGCCGAGGCGCGCGCTGGCGCTGCTGAGCGGCGTGCCACGGCACAGGAGGCTCGCCAGCAACAGGAGTACGAGTGGCAAAAAGATCTGCGAGACAAGCAGGTGTTCCAGCAGGAGAACCTGCCGATCATCCAGTCTGGCTGGCAGGCGATCATAGAGGGGAGGGTGCCAGGGCAACAATTCTATGATGTTGTGGGTGACCCGCGAGGTGCATCTTTCAACCCTGCCCGTTATTTGGAGAAAGAGTTTGCTGACTCAGGGGAAGTAGTGGTCAAGCATGGCGGAATGCTGATGCGCATGGCCCAAGAGGGGAAATTGGACCCCAACACCCCGGAGGGGCATGCCCTGATCAACGATGGCAAGTTCATCAAGTCCTTGGACACAATCTACCAAGACGAGGTTCGTAAAGGAGTAGGGGATATCGACCCTGAAAGTGGAAAAACCATCACCGGCAAGCAGCTGAACAACATCATGATCACCCCGGACGGGCGTGGCGTGGTATTGGGAGTGGAAGTCACCTATGACGACGGCAGCAAGGCCGTGCGTCCGGTCACCAATAACCGCACTTCTGCGCCCGATGATCACCCCAAGGTCATCCCCATCAACGACTTCTTGAAGCCTGCCTACCAGCGGGCGGCACTGGCCAAGCACATGATTGGCAATGCAGATCAGTTGCGCACCTCTCTCGGTCTGACGGCTGGGCCTGACCAGGTGGGTTACAAGAAGGCGGTCACCGAGCTGGAGAAGCAACACGGCCAGAACAGGGCGCGCATCTCTTCCAGCAACGCAGAGGATAAAGACTTACAACTGGATGCGCTGGACGCCCAGCTGGAGCAGAGCAAGGCGGCGTTGGCCGACACCTTCGGCATGACTTCCAAAGCTGAGGAGAAGGAGGCGGATACCCCTATCAAAGAGTGGACTGGCGGCGATCCCGAGCGCCTGCAGTTCGTGAAGGAGGCCAACCAACATGGCAAACTGAGCAGTCTGCTGGATTCCCCGGCCAAGATGAACACGGCCTTTGAGCTTTGGCGCCAGCAGGCGGCCAAACAGCGGCAGACTGAGCAGGCTACCGTCACGGCCAATCGACTCCGTGACACGGAGACCAACGCCTATCAGGCAATGAGCTTGGCCCAGGCTCGCCGATAGTTGCCTTTCACCTACCCCAGCGTTAGCATCTCTCCATCGTCGATCAGTCTGCATGCTGATCGCCCCATCTCAAAAGCCCCGAACGGTTCGCCGCTCGGGGCTTTTCTTTTGCTCGAAATCCGAGGACACCATGGACAAACCTGGACTGCGTGACGCCCTGCCACAACCGCGACAATCTGACACTCGTAATGACCCCTTCTGGAGCTCGCTCGATAGCAGCTTGTCTGCCGCAGCGGCTGCAACACCCCAACCATCCGAGCCTGTAGCCAAACGTGATCTTGATGTCGGCCTGGGCGATGTCGCCCGCGGGGTGGGCGCTGGCGCACTTGATCTGGTGGGCGGCATTGGTGAGCTGGCACGGCAGGCAAGCAACTTCGGCAAAGAGAATGCCGGGAAGCAGGGGGGCGACTACCTGGAACAGGCTCGTGCCAATATGGCCTACAAGCTGAGCCCGGTGCTGGATGTGGTCGCAGGTGCAGGTGATCTGGCCGTGTCTGGGGCGGAATCTCTGAATGATGGGATGAGTGCTGACGCCAAGGAAGCAGTGGGACGCCGACTGGTCGATGAAACGCCAGAAGGCCGACTGACTCTGGGGGATGGCGCAGGGGATATCGATGTCTGGGCCATGAAAATGGCTCAGGGAGTGGGCTCTTTGCTGCCAACACTCGCTGCTGGCGGGGTGACTGGGGTTGCCGCCAAAGCCTCTATCGGCCGCGCTGTCACCGCATCCATGATCAAGCGTGGCGCGACCCAGGAGGTAGCCGAAGCGGTCGCCGCCAAGGCCGTGTCCAAAATTGCCACCGGCGCCGCTGTGACCACTGGGGCGACAGGATCGGTGGGCAGTGCCGGGGTGAACACTCGTGACACCGTGCTGGGCATGAGCTTTGACGAGCTGGCGGCCAGCGATACCTTCCGCCAAGCGTTCACTCGCATCGACCAAGATCAGCAGACCGCTCATCTTTCGGATGAGGAAAAGCTGGGGCTGGCCCGGGAGGAAACGGCCAACTTGGCCAGCCGCGCCACCATGAGTGATGCCAAGGTGTGGGGAGCTGCCGCCATGGGCTCCATGATGGGCGACGCCATGCTGTTCAAGATGCTGGCTGGCAAGGCTGCAGCAGGTGGTGTGCTGAAAGGGGCAGGCAAGGGGGCGGTAGGTGAGGGGGTTGGTGAGACCCTGGAAGAGGGTGTCCAACAGTACGCCATCAACGAATCGTTGAACGAAGTGGCCGCCGCCGACATCGACCCGATGAAGGGGGTGGTGTCGAGCGCGCTCGAGGGGGGTCTGATCGGTATGGGCACTGGCGGTGCGGTGGGGGCTGTCGGTGGAGCACGAGGCGGCAAGCATGCCAGTGCAGAGGAAGGGGGCGGGGCCGATCCGGTTTCAGAGCCTGTCGCGCCGGTGACGGAGGAAGCTGCTGGTCCGGCAGTGGATCCGAACTTTGCATCTGCTCCACTGGAAGACGGCGAGCAGGTGCCCTCCGCCTCGCAGGCCGAGGGGGAGCTGAATCCGCTCGGCCCTAGCGCCAGCCAGTTTGACGAGCTGCGTGATGTACCCGCCTATCTGCGTCAAGACGATACCGCCGATCGTTTCAAGGGGATGGCGCAGGATAGCGACGTTCAGCGAGCCCTGGCCGGTGAGTATGGCCAGTCAGTGCAGGAGCTGGTTGCCTCCCAGATGCAGGCTGGCGATCAGGGCAAGAGCCTTTATGAGCAAGCTCAGGCTGGCGAGCTCGGGCTTGACCCGTTCGCAGGAAATAAGAGCGCCCAGCAGGTAGCCATGGAGAACCAGCGCCCAGCCCTGCCGCTCAAGGATGTGATCTTTTCCGGCGATGCGAATGCCAAACCCGCGGGGGAGGCTGTGGCAGCCCCAGGGGATCATGATGACCAACAGGCAGGCCCTGGCCCGCAGTTTCGAGGTGGTGAGCGCACCCGTTGGCAGAACGGGCAGGAGGGGGATCTGCTCCCGCCTGAGGCTGCCACCGCCCACCCTGCCGGCGAGCTGCCGGGAGCTGTGGTCGATGGCGAGTCCCGCGAGGTGGGCACAGAGCTCCCGCACCGCGATGTGGTCTACGGCGCCGATAACCGCCAGCCGGATGCAACGCCGATCAAAGATGATGTGCCTGCCAGCGCGGAGCCCGACTCCATTTTTGGCCCGCTCAGGACCCTTCGCATAACCCGCAAAGGCAAGCCGTTCGCCAGTGAGAAAGAGGCTGCCATGGCCAGCCGCAAGGGCAAGGAAGCCCCGGTTCCCCTCAAGGGTGGTGGTTTCGGCGTGGCAGAGATTGCCGAGATAGAGCAGGTGAGGGCCGAACAGCCCACCCCCAGCCAGCCCCAACAACTCGCACCGGCCGTCGATACCGGCTACCGCGATGTTATCCCTTCCAGCGAACAATCCGAGGTGACCCATGGCCAGCCTACCCCGATACCTGCAATCAGCAGTGAGCGACCAGGTGATCAGCCTGGCGCAGGCGATCCGGTTGCAACAGGTGTTGGACAAACCCCTGCCGAACTCGCGGAGCGAGCTGGACCAGGAGATCCGGCAGATGGTGCTTCTCTTGCACCTGTACCTATCACCCAACCAGGAGAGGAAAATGCACTGACAGCCCCGGCACCTGCCGGGGTTGCTGTATCTGAAGAGGTGCAACCTGAGCAAGCTCGCACGACTGCCGGGCCTGCGGCGGCGCCGACACCCTGGTCTGGGATGATCGATAACCCTGACGGCACCATCACCCTGGAAGGGGAAGTGGCGGCCCTCAAGTCGTGGGCGAAGGATAACGGCGTGAAGGCGATCCCGGGCAAGGGGGGTCTGGTAGTGTCCACGACTTCGGTAGCGAAGGTGCAACAGCTTACCACGCATGCCACCAGTGAGCCGGTGCGGCAGATCGAAGCGGCCCGCGCCGAGGTCGCGCCGGAGCCCACCGAGGCGCAGAAGGAGGCGGGGAACTACAAGAAGGGTCACCTCACGCTGCAGGGGGTGGACATTGCGCTCGAGAACCCCAAAGGCTCCACCAGATCCGGTACCGATCAGGATGGCAGGGCGTGGCAGTCAACCATGGCTCATGACTATGGGTACATCAAGCGCACCCAGGGGGCTGATGGCGATCATGTCGATGTGTTCATCGGCGATAAGCCGGAAAGCGAGATGGTCTACGTGGTGGACCAGGTGGACCCCAAAACCGGAAAGTTTGACGAGCACAAGGTGATGATGGGGTTCGCCGACGAGCAGGCCGCCAAGGCTGGCTACCTTGGCAATTACGAGGAGGGCTGGCAAGGCCTGGGTGCCATCAAGGCGATGCCGGTGGATGCGTTCAAGCGCTGGGTGAAGGAGGGGGATACCACGAAGCCAGTCGTCAAGAAGGCGCGAATGTCCCAGCAGCAGGAGGGGCTTTCTGTGGATGAAGCGCAGCGCATCGCAGATAACTTCATGCAGGAGTACAATGGCAATATCCCCATTCAAATCCGTGTGAAGCAGAATCAAGAGGAGCTCTATGGGCCAGGAACCAGCAAGAAAGACCTCGGATATGGAATCGAAGGCTCCTACAGCCCAGAGCGAGGAGTTCTTGGACTTGTCTCAGGCGTTTTGCGTACTGAGGCAGACGCCAGAAGGGTCTTGCGACACGAAGCCCTCGGCCACTACGGGCTGGACACGTTTACGCCAAAGGATAAGTCAGCTCTTCTTCAGAAACTGATCGACGCCAAAAATGAGAAGTGGATCGCCCCGGTCTGGCAACAGATTGCGGGCGATTCTGTTTATGGCAAGAAGGGTGACCTGCATCAGGCGGAAGAGGTTTTTGCCCACATCGCGGAGGGGGAGTTTCCGCCACGCACTACCCAAGCATGGAGTGATATCAAGACCGAGTTCTCTCGCATGCTACGCAGGGCGGGCCTTGTAAAAGGCCCTATCAAAGAGCATGAACTCGACAGTCTGATCCGGGCTGTGGGCACAGGCATTCGCAACGGTAAGCGCACCAAGCAGAACATCCGCAGCGATCACGAGGTGATCGGCAGGGACGCCGACGAGCTTGCCAAGCCAGGCAAGCCTGAACGCATCATCCGCTTCTCCAAGCAGGCGATGGCTCAAGGTGACAAGCCGGCCAAGCACCTGACCCGTAAAGAGGCTGAACTGGTTTCCCATGGTTGGTTCAAGCAGTACCGGGGGGCGAGCGGCATCAAGGTACAGATCCACGCCACCCAGGGGGAGCTTGAAGGGGCCCTGGGGCTGGATGCCAAGGACGGATTGATCCGTCGCGCGGCGTTTGACGACGATGCCGGCACTCTCCATGTGGCTGCCGACACCATCTCCGACCCCAAGCGGATGCGCGAGATCCTGCGCCATGAGGTGCTGGCCCACTACGGCCTGGCCAACGTCCTGGGTGATGGGGAATACACCAAGCTGATGAGCCGCCTCATCCAGTCGCAGAAGGACCCCAGCATGAAGCCGGTGTGGGACTGGGTGAACACCCATTACGCCGACGAGGACATCGGCACCCAGGCTGAGGAGGTGGTGGCTCATCTCGCAGAATTGGAACAGGGCGCCTGGGGCCGTGGCTGGGATCGGGTGGTGGCCTGGGTGACCCGGGCGCTGCGCGCCGTTGGCTTCGTGCCGGATGGCATCACCGCTGCGGAGACCCGTTCCCTTATCGAAGGACTGGGTAAGCAGTTGCAGCGAACTGGACAGGATGACGGAGGCTCTGGCGGCAAGAAATTTAGCCAAGAGGAGAAACCTGGTGAGAATAGATTCAAACCATATCCTGGGGAGGCGGAGGAATATCGTCGGCAACTAGGCAAGATGATGGCGTCACCAAAAAGCGGGGAATTGGTTATCGAAATGGGACGCACACCGCTCGTGCTTCAAGCCGTTGGCGCGCCCGACCTGCCGCTACGGATTACCCGGGACATTGTTCGTAAAGCCACAAACGGGGTCAAACATGATGTCCCCATGCCCGTGATTGAACAATTGCCTGAGCTACTGCATGATCCGATTGCAGTATTCGATTCCAAAACAGAGCAGGGCGCAAAGACTATCTTGATCGATGCCCGTGATGCGTCTGGACGCCCGATTATTACGGCAGTCCATTTGAACGCCAAAGCGGGACGTATTGATATCAACCGCATTGCCAGCGTCTACGGGAAGGACAATAGCCATCGCGTGCTGATGGGTTGGGTAGAAGAGGGGTTGCTCAGATATGCCAAAGAAAAACAAAACCCGCTCGGTACGACCCAAGGGCTCCAATTGCCCAAGCGTGGTTCACCAGAACGGGTTTATGACTCAAATATACTCTCCAGAGGAGACCTTGCCAAGGATGCTGACAAAGTCCGAGATAGAGTCACTGCGGCAGGACCGCAAGCGTCGTCACGAGGCGAACATGAAAGCGCTCGAGACAATGGATCTATCCCACCTGATGGTCTGAAGTTCAGTCAAACCAACACCGCGGCCGACGAAGCGCTGCAAAAGCTCAATCTGGGCCCCAAGCCCGACATCATCGACAAGACCAAGACCAGCCTGAACAAGCTCCGTCAAGTTGACCGAGGCGTGGTCAGCTCATGGATCGATCGCGTCATCAAGAAAGCCAACACCGAGGTGCTCGACGCGCTGGCCCCCATCAAGTATGCCGAGGAGGCTGCCGGCATTACCGATGCGGCAGATTCCGGCTACGTGGCGGCTCGGATGGCGACGGGGGCGGCCTCTACGATGCAGGCGACCATGCTCTATGGCCTGCCAGAGTGGAAGGATGGGGTGATCCAGCGCAAGGCGGGTACGGGCGAGAAGGATGCGCTGCTCGGCATCTTTGCTGACCTGGGGGCCGACCTGCATAACTGGTTGGGTTGGATGGCTGGCCACCGGGCCGAGCTTCTGCTGGCCCAAGGGCGTGAGAACCTTCTCGACGCCCAGGACATCGCGGCCCTCAAGGCTCAGGGTAAAGGCAAAGAGGCCAAGTTCCTTGACGCCAAAGCGCGCTGGAATCGGCTCAATGCCGCCACCCTGGATCTGGCACAAGAGGCTGGCCTCTTCACCAAAGAGGCCCGGGCGGAGTTTGAAAGCGAGTGGTACATCCCCTTCTTCCGTGAATCCGACGATGGCGATGTGATCGCTCCCTTCAAGCCGAGGGGCATTGCCAACCAGAACGCCGGCATCAAGAAGCTCAAGGGGGGCGATGCCAACACCAACGACCTGCTCGAGAACATCTTCACTTCCACCTCCAAGCTGATCGACGCCTCCATGAAGAACATGGCGGCACAGAAGACGGTTTGGAACCTGGCTGACACCGGCATCATCGAGGTCATCCCGAAGCCAAACAAGATGGATTACCAGGCCCTTGCCAATGGCAAAGACAGGATCATGGTCAAACTGGAGGGGGAGGACTACATGATCCGGGTTGAGGATCCGGACCTCTATCGGGCTATGACCTTCTTCGACCGCAAGCCGTTCGGCGCCATGGTCAATGTGGCGGCCAAGGCCAAGCGTCTGCTGACTGCTGGGGTCACGGCATCCCCCGAATTCATGCTGCGCAACTTCCTGCGCGACTCCCTCTCCAGCTGGGCCATCAGCAAGGATGGCTTCAAGCCGATGATTGATTCCATCAAGGGGGTGAGGAAAACCTGGCGCATGGACGGCAGCACCATTGACGTGATGTTCAGCGGAGCCTCCTTCCTGGGCGGCTACGTGAATGGCAATGACCCAGAGGCGATGGCCGATACCGTGCGTAAGTCGCTGCGACGCAAGGGGATGACCCCGGAGCAAATCGCCCGCTACGAGAAGAGCATCATCCGCAATGCGGCGCATGCCAAGGGCGTGGTGGCAGACGCATGGGAGAAATACAGCAGGGTGGGTGAGGCGGTTGAAAACGGGAACCGTGAAGCTGTATATGACGCTGCCATCAAGGCCGGGAAGAGCCACGCCCAGGCGGCGTTCGAGTCGAAGGACCTGATGGATTTCTCCATGCTGGGTGCCTCACGCACCATGCAGGTCATGACCCAGGTGCTGCCGTTCTTCAATGCCCGGGTGCAGGGCCTTGGCAAGCTGACCCGCGAGCTGCGAGACAACCCGCGAGCCATCGCCAAACGCGCAGGCATGATCACGGCAGCGAGCGTAGCGCTATTGGCCCACAACTGGGACGATGAGCGCTATGAAGGGTTGCCGGACTGGGATAAAGACGCCAACTGGCACTTCTGGCTTGGTGATCACCATTGGCGGATCCCCAAGCCGTTCGAGATTGGCGTGCTGTTCGGTACCATCCCCGAGCGCATGGTCCGGGCCTTGGGTGACAAGGACACCGGGGCCCAGTTCGGTAAGGCGGTGGCCAGGGCGATAGGTGATACCTTCGCCCTCAACCCGACCCCCCAGCTCGTCAAGCCGATGGTAGAGGCTGCCTTTAACTATGACAGCTTCCGAGGTGGCCCCATCGACGGTCCGCAAGACCTGAACGTCCAGGCAGAGGCACGCTACAACGAGCAGACCAGCCTGCTGATGCGCGAGCTGGGGGAGCTCACTGGCTTCTCGCCGAAGCAGCTTGAGCACCTGGTTATCGGTTACACCGGCACCATGGGCAGCTATGTGATGGCTGCAGCGGACGGTCTGATACGGGCCGCCAGGCCAGGAGAGTCAGCAAGCAGGCGCGCCGACGAGATCCCGCTTGTGAAAGCGGTGTATCGCGGCACTGGCCCTGCAAAGTCCACTCAGCACATGGAAGAGTTCTACCGGATGCTTAACGAGGTGAACCAGCTCAAGCGCACAGTTGACCAGTACCGCAGCGAGGGTCTCACCGACAAGGCCCGCGAGCTGCTGGAGGAGCAGGGTGGGATCTTGAAGGCGCGCCGCAGCCTGAGCCGCACCCAGCAGCAGATCCGGGTGGTGCGCAACAAGATCGAGCTGATCCAGCGCGACCGCACACTGACCGCAGAAGAGAAGCGCCGGCGCATCGATGAGATGCTGGCCCGCCGTAATGACCTGGTGTATCTGGCGGTCAACAAGAACAAGGCGAACTGGGAGTAAGCGGTAGTAACGGCCCTGGCTGAGCCTCTTTGATAGGGAGTAATCTAGGGCCTTAACCGCTGAGGGTTCTGACCATGTGGATACTGTTTGCTCTGATAATGATGGTTGTGGCGCTGAAAGCGTTCAGTGTCAGCTTCACCCTGGCACTAATACCCTTTGCGGCCGGTTGTTGGTGCTTCAGTAAGTCCAGTCGCGATGACCTGGACACCTTCATGGCGTTCAGTTTCTTCGCTGTTCTGATTGGGTTTGCGTTGAACATTCTCATTAGTATCTGGTGA